GATCTAGCCGTCCATGTGCGCGTAGAGGCGCTACTGACAACTTGGTTTGCGTCGATGCTGTCACCCAGGGCGACTGCGGTAACAGTCCCAGCCCCTGACACCGATGCTTGGATTTGCTGGCCAGCGGCGAACAAATTTCCAGCGGCGTCAGCAGTGACCTGGCTACCAGGGCCAAGCGGAGGCGTGTCGTAGACGGCCTCCTTGTCAGCAACCAATGCGGCCTCAATGCCGGTGGACAGCGTGCGGAACGTCCCCACGGGCAGCCCGAGCGATGCAGTACGAATAATTCGGATGGTCATGGTGTGTCCTGCGTCCTAAAACCAGCGCGTCGCCGACCGGCGTCCACTGGTGGCAAAGCCGCGCTCGACTTGGCGAGCGGTCACGGCCTTGTGATTGATGAACTCAGCGGCATTGATTCGGGCTGTCCCCAGATCGGTCCAGGGCTTGCCCGCCATGGCCGTGAGCGCAGCCACTGCGCCCTTGGCAATCTCGGGCCCGTACTGCGCGAACAGCGCATCAGGCAAGGTTGCCGCCGTCAGCGTGGGCTTGAGCGCCACCGTCGCCACAATTGATGCGCTCAACGGCTGGGCAGGCGTGACTGCAAGCGTCAGCCGGTCGGATGTGGATGCGATGGCTTCAAATGTCCCTTGTCGGGCGAGCCTGGCTCCGTAGCCGGCCGTCCGCACGTTGGCCTCGGCGATGTTCCCGTAGGCGTCCGTGATGACGACGGACAGCAGTTTCTCGACCTGGGCGTCTGTTGGCGTAACCATGGTGAATGCCGTCAACACGCCATCGCTCACGATAGGGGCCAAATCAGCCTGCCAAGCCTTCGTATGCTTGAGGAAGTCGATAGCCGCAAGGCGCGCATGCTGCTCCAGCAGCGGCGTCGGTACGCCCGATACATAGGGCAGGATCAGTGGACTGAAAGCGTCCCAATCCACGGATCAACCCTCTTCCGTGTACTGGCGGTTCGTGATGTAGCGAAGCTGCATGCGCAGCTTGTCGTCGCTCATGGCTTCAGCCTCGCTGCGTGCTACGCCACGGCGGTGAGCCAGCGCGCGCAAGTCCTCGCCGGTCAGCTTGTCGGGGTTCTCCCGATCGGCTGCCGACAAGGGCTGAGCCTCCACCACGGCACGCGCAGCCTTGCGAGCGGCGGCGGCCACCAGCGCAGCCTTTGCCGCCGTCACGACATCAGCCGCGACGGGTGCTTTGGCCTTGCTGTCAGTGCTGACGCTCGGCATGGCTTAGAGCGCCGCTACGTAGACCGTGGCGCGGATGATCGTACCGGCCGCATAGCCGGCACCCGTCACCTTGATGCCCCAGCCGACTGAATCATCGGTCAAGTTTCCGACTGCCGCGACAGGCTCAGCCGTCACCGACTTGGTCAGGCGCTTGACTGTGGTGGCATTCATGTCGCCCGCCGCAATGAAATCGTTGCCGCAGGTACGGGCTGTGCCAGTGGTCACACCGTAGCTACCGGTCAGGTAGCCCAGGTCAAACGTCGCGCTCGCACCGGCTGCCGTGTTGTGGACGATGGCATCCACCACGCGCATGGTCGGATTGATGCCGCCCATCTCGATCACGTCGTTGACCACAATGCCGCCCGTTGGGACGACGAATTCAGCCTGGATAGGGACCAAATCATCAGCGCCATCAAGGCCAATGATGGGGATGCGGTTCGTGATTTGCTTGGATTGGTACAGGGCCATGATTGCTCCTTAGACGGCTGCGGTGAATGCGCTGTCCACGGTGATGAGGCCGTAGTCCATCGCGTTGAAAGCCGTCTTGTCTGCTCCGAAAATCATCTCGAAGAACAAGATGGCGTCGTGCTTGCGGTCGGCGGTGTCCTCGTCCAGCGCGACGGTCATGCCGTCAGCGATGCCCTTGGTGCCGTGGGCGATGAAGCCCGCGTTCGAGCCCATGAACAAGGACCGAGCGGCCGGGACGTTTGCGCCCGAGCCGTAGTCGGTGAACTTGATGCAGGTTTCCATCTCGTCCACCAGCACGCCGTTGAACATGCCAGCACCGCCCTTGAAGATTTCACTCTCCTTGCCGATGGCTGTGGTCAGCGCCTTCTGTGCCTCAAACCAGCCTTGAGCGCCCGCGTCATCGCGGATGTCCTGAATGGACTCGGGCGGCGCGGCCAGCACAAACACCTTCTTGCCACCCATGCTGATGGGTGTCATCTTGACGGCCTTGTCTGGCTGTCCGCCGAGCATCTTCTTGGCCTTGGTGCGCAGCTTGTTGATGGTGCTCAGGGCGAGCACGTCAGTCTGCACCAGCGTGGCCTTGCCCTTGTCGCCAGCCTTGCCCACGTACAAGTGGGATGCATCCGGTGCGCGCAAGGCGTTCGGGTAGCCGGCGTAGTCCAAGCCCAAATGCTGGATTTCCGAGCCGGTGCCGCGTGCGCCGCTCATGGCGCAGCAGATGACTTCCTCGTACAGCTCTTTGATGTAGTCGGTCAGCTTCTCGCGGCCTTGCTTGCGCAGGTTGTAGCCCACGCGGCTCTGCTCGATTCGTGCCCCGATGTTCACGCCGTGGCGGAACTCGTTGATGCGCATCGTGTGTGCAGCGTGCTGCAGCTTGAACTCGCGGCCTTCGAGCTTTTGGCCCTCGGTCACGGGTGCGCCGCGCAGCTTGGCGACCAGGGCAGTGACGATTTCGTCAGCAGCGCCCTTTTCGGCGTCGGTCTTTTTGATGATGGCCGAGTAAGAGCCTTCTTCGCCGACGAGTCGGGAGAAGTATTGCTCTTTGGCGCTGTCCTGGGCCACGGTGGCAGCCCAAGCTTTGCGTTTATTCGGATCAGTGGGCAGGATAGTCGTGCGGGCCATGGGTTGCTCCTTGAAGGCACCATGACTCACATCCTGCGAGCCGATTAAAGCCGGGCGCTGTGGCCCGACACTGGTTTTGGTGGGCTAACCCACCTTGCGAATGGGCCGATGAACCTTGATGTTCTTATCGGCTTTCACGCCAAGACGAACACGCTGCCCGTCCTTTGCGTTGATGGTTACTGAGATTTCTCCGAAGTCAACCGATTCAAGCCGAATTGTCTCCCCCACCTTCATGTCGATCAGGTTGAAGCCCATCGTCCCATGTATCGGTTGTGTGCTCATGGTCCACTCAGTCGTTCATCAGTTCGGAGCGCTGGCCGGCGCTGAGCTTGGCGAAAGCCTCTTCGTAGGCTTGCCCGCTCAGGGTGGCGAGTTGATCCTTCCAGCCGCCGCCAGAGTTGGCGATTTCAGCAGCCGGCAGGTTGCGCAGCGTCATCGGCCCCTTGCCGTTCTCGCGCGGCTTGGCGGCCAGCGTGGCAGCAGCTTCCGCCGCAGTTGGCGCGACCTTGCGAATGCCGCGGATTGCCAGCACGGCACTGTGAGCGTCAGCCGCCAGCTCGGCAAAGCTCCGCGTCTCGCCGTCGTCGGTCAACATTTTCATGGCGGTATCGAACTGCTTGGCTGCCTTGGCATCAGCCCGGTAATCCACCTCGCCGGACTTCTTGGCGGCAGTGATGATCTTGTCGAGTGCTGATTCCTGGGTCTGCTGATCGGTCTGCACGTTGGCCTCGTGCAGCGTGCGCTGGACGGTTAGGACGTCCAGGGAGTCGGCGACCTCGGCCTCGATCCGGCTGTATTCCTCGGGCTCGATCACGCCGTCCATCAGGTCTTTCAGGGCTTTGGCCTTGATGCCGATCTGCTCGGTGCGCTTGGTCTTGAACTCGGCCGGGTCGCCCGCGTCGTAGCGCTTAGCCTGGCGCGCAGTCTCGGCCGGCGTTTCGTCGGCGGCGATGGCGGCCAGTGCTTCGGCGCTCAAGGCATCGTCGGCGCTCTCGGCTTCGTCCTTCGACTTTTCGCCCGCTGCGGCCTGGTCATCGGCCTCGTCGATAGCGCCTGCGCCGGTATCGGCTTCGCCGTCCACGACGGTCGTCTCGTCGTCGTCGCCGAACGGGTCTTTGCCGGCTGCAAGCATCGCTGCTGTCGCGGCCAGTGCGTCGGCTTCGGCGGTCGTCGTGCCGATCATGTGGGTCTTGGTGGTCATGGTTTTGCTCTGCTTTCAGGTTATTGGGTGGAATCCGATTCCACTTGGCCAGGTTGAATCACGCCGTCATTTGCCATCGTCTCGATGCCTGCTGCCTCGCCCTGCCCCATCAATGGGTTGGGTGCCATGCCATCGGCGGGTAGTTGCGGCCCCATGCTGGGGTCGATAGGTGCTTCAGCGGCTTGGCCCTGCGGCACGGCGTTCGGGTCGATCACATTGCCTTGTTGCGCGCCTGCGTCCTTGAATCCAGCTGCGCGCAGCAGCTCATCAGCAACGGGTGTTGCGGCGGGCATCTGCGTGAGGGTTTGCGCTGCTTGCGCGCTGATGTAAAGCGCTTCGAGCCGCGACTTCATGGCGTCCGACACCAGCTTTTCGCCGCGTGCAATGGCCTCTTGAATGTCGGCCTGCATCTTCGCCATGGTCGCGTCGTACTGCGCCTTGGCCTTGGCTGCGTTCTCTTGCGCCGCCTGCTCCTGCTCGGGCGTCATCTTGCCGTCCGGGTCTTGCTGGCCATTAACGGCGCGAATGCGGTCCAGCAGCGCCTTCTTTCGCGGCAGGTTCGGGTGCATCTCGAACACCACATCAAGCAGGTTGACCACGACTTGCGGCGCTGCGGCGGCGAGTTGAGTCAGCACATCCATCAGCGACGAAAAGGCGCTCTCTGCGTAGCTCTGCTTCCATGCCTGCTCGCCGACCGTGAAATGCGCGCGCCGCTTGGTGATGTCGTTCAGGTAGGTTCCGTCCGCCTGGGGCTCGTTGATGCGCGTGCGCTCCACCTTGCGCCCGTCGCCGGCCACGCGGATCGTCATCGGCGCACGCACGAACTGCTCGGCCATGCTCAGTGTCAATTCGCCCTCCATCTGGCGGGCCAGCAGCAGGTTGTCGAACAACTCGGCCGTCAACAAGCTGCCCTGCTCCTGCTTGGCGAGTACAGCCCGGCCGCTGGTGGCGTTGGTCTGCTCGCCGCGATTCTCACCGGTCACGCCGGACATGCTGCGCATCGACACGGTGTCGCGCTCGGCGAGTTGCAGTTGTGCCGTGGCCGCGCCGCCGTTGGGTCGCTCTTGTACGCGCCCGCCTGATAAAGCCCCATTTTTGAACACCGCGATGCCGTCGGGCGAATTGAGTTCAGCGCGAATCTCGTCAATGTCCATCGCCTCGCTGATGGCATCCTCTTCGATCTTGAGCTGGTTGCTGCTGGCCTCCATGAGCGACTTGCTCATGCGGTGGTTCAGCGACTCTTGCGGGCCCAGCATCGGCAGGATGGGGCTGTACGGCAGGCCCGTGCGGCGGTTGATGTAGGCCCACATCGGCACAAACGGGAATTGATCGTGCTTGAACGGGCTCCACGCCTCGATCAGCGTGTCGTGCTCGGTCATGATCGACACGCGCATCTTGAACTGCACCGGGTCGCCTAGGCCGTCCTCGCTGGCCGGGCGGCGCTGAGGCTCACGCGACCAGCACTCCAGTAGCATCACGCGCTTCCTCGGGTTGAACAGGCCCACCGGCTTCGGCGTGATGAAGTCCAGCTCATCCGAGTTCGCGCCGAAAGCGTCCAAGCCACTGATGAGGCCCGAGCCCGACATCCACGACGAGAACACGCTGAGCTCATCCCCCTCCTGAATGCACCGCTCAAGCTGCTCCCGCTTGTCCGGGAAGATGGCGCAGGCCACGTCGAAGTCCACGATCTTGATGCGGAACAGATAGCGCGCATTGCTCAGGTCGCGGCGGCGGTCGTTGCTGTCCCACAGGATGTTGCGCCAGCTCTCCGCGCCGATGAACAGCGGCACGCCGGAGCGGTCGCCGCGCAAGCCTACTTCCAGCCAGCCCAGGCCCGCCTTGAACATATCCTCGGCGGCGTAGCTGCGCTCGAAGCCGGCGCGGTTCGTGTCATCGAGGTACTTGAGCAACTTGGTCTTGTTGGTCGCGTCGTCCTCGGCCTCTTGGCCGTCATCCTCGGCCACGACGTAGAAGTCCACCCGGCTGCGGCGCTCGGTGCCGATCATCCAGTCGATGGCCGGCTTGATTTCGTTGTAGACCACGGGGTTCTGGCCCCGGTCTTTTACTTCCTGCGCGTCCTCGCGGCTCCACTGCTCGCTGTCATAGGCGGCCTCGCACTTGGCCATGCGCGCACGGTTGGGCCCCTGCTTGGCGGCCTCGGCGACGAACCACGCCTTGCGCTGGTCGTGGCGCTCTTGCGCAGTCATGACCACTTCGCGCGGCTGGGTGGCCTCGCGGGCTGCTGCGGCTGTCTTGGTAGGCGTCGCGCGCGGCTTGCGGACTCGCTCAGCAACAGCGCTCATACGCTCACCTCGGCCAGCGTCTTGCCGGTGCTCTTGTTCGACGCCACCACATCCCACATGGCCTGACCACGCAGCGCCTTGCGCAGTGACTGCGGCGCGGGCGGCATGCTCACCAAGTCAGGCGCGTACCGGCACACTGTGTCGATCAGCGCATTCAGGGCGTGCTTGTCATTGCGGTCCTTGCCCAGCAGCGGCAGCGCTTCGCGGCACTCTCGCGTGCAATGCTCGCTGACCGAGCCTGTGCATTTGTCATCGCGGTTGAAGCCGACAAACTGCGTGATGGCTCGCTCGCTGATAACCCACATGCCTTCGCTTGTGGTGCCGGACACGAACACGTTGGTTCGGGGCCAGATGACCATGCACTTGCGCGCCTGGCGGTGGTTGCCCACCCACTCCAAGCTCACGACATAGCCGCGATGCTCGAACGTCTTCCATGCGTGCTGGCCGCCAGCCGACCACATGGGCAGGCCTTCAGGGCTTTGAATTGGGCTGAGTCTCAAATCGTTCTCCCTTGGCTCATCGCCATGATTTCTTGCGTGCTTTGTGCTTCTTGGCCGACGCGATCACATCGCCCGTATCGCGATAGCCCTGTGCGTACTGCATCCATGCGTCGGAGCCGTGTGAGTTGTGGACAACGACCCCGTTTGCGACGAAGTTGTGAATCCCCTCAACCGTGATGTCGAACACATCAGTTGGTTGACTCAGGAACTCGACGCGCATGACCTTGTGGTTCTCACGAATCCTCTGGCAGTCATCAGAGTGATCTGGCCGGGCTGGAAACTTTGGTGCGATGCCGCGCCGACGCTGATCGCCAGCACGTGATGCGCAGTTGTGACAGCAGTAGAGGCGGCGAAAGTTGCCCATAAAGTCGCCAGTGCAGGCTGGGCATGTCTTCAATGAGTCGCTTGCCTTAAGGCTGCGGCTCATCGTCTCGCCCATAGCGACTCTGCGTTCTGTCGACCAGTAATCAGGATTTCGGGTGTGGTGCTCATCGCCTGATCTGGCTTTGTTGACCTGAATCAACATTTCCGTTGCCTTTGCGCTGCCCTTTCGGTTGGATACCGAGCGAAGCATTTCCAGGTGCTCAGGGGTTCGTGAGTGCTCTGCGCGGTGCTCGGCTGCGGTCAACTGAGTCAGGTTTTCAGGCTCGTTGTTTTGCTTCGTATGGTCTTCGTGGTGGATGTGCATCCCATCGAGCAATGGCCCTTTCAGTCTTGCGAATGCGTACCGGTGCTCATAGGCAACTGAACCATCGTTCAGGTGAATCTTGGTGTGGCCGGTGTTCTGCAACTCGTAGAACGGCATCAGGGACTGCCCTTTCGCCAAGTGACGCGCCTCGATCCATGACTCATCGCGGGCCATGAAACGATGATCTGGCGTGCAAGTGATTGACTCGCCACCGTCCAGCGTCACACGCACAACCTCAGATACCGTTTTCGTCTTCCAGCACCGCGTGGCGCGCGCGGGGACGATTCGCTTTTCTGCAATCGAATATCCCCACACATGGAACTCAGTTCCAACAAGGCTTTCTATGGACTTCCACCCGCTCAAGGTGCGGATTTGCGTGTCTCCAGCCAAGCAGGCCCAGTTCCCCAGCGGCGTGCGGCTCCAGATGCCCATCTTTTCGTTCCACTCGTACTGATAGCCGTCCAGACACTTGATGCCCTCGGCGCACTCCACGCGGTCAAACCAGTTGTCTGTCGGTAGTTCTGAGCGCATCAGGTCGATGCCGGTGCTCTTGATGGCCACGCGCGGGACGACGAACACATTGCGCATCCCGGCCGCGACCAAGATGCGGCGCTTTGTATCCACGCTCTCGCCCAGGATCTCGGTGTCGGCGTCGTGCGGCAGGTAGTGCGTGCCCCACTGAAACTCGCCGTGCTCGCGCCGCCAGTCCTCCAGCGTGCGCCACCACCAGCCCAGGCCTTTGCCGAAGTCGTCGAAATACTTCACCCAGCGGTTTTGCAGGCCGATGCGCTGGTGCAGCCAGATCGGATTACGCCGGCCCAAGCCGAAGTCCCAAAACGTGTTGACCGGGTAGTTCACGTCCAGCGGCACAGTCGTGATGCGACCGGCTTCGCGCACGGCGGTCATTTCCTCGCCGAACACTGCGCCTTCGATGGCTTGCTCGAATGCTTCTTGCGGCGTGCTGGGGTACTCGCGCTTCATCAAGCGCTTCTGCGTCTCTTCCTTCTTCACGTACCAAGCGCGCTGGGCCGGGTCAATCGTCACGCCCAGGTCGGCCTGCAACTTGTTGAAATAGGCGTGCTTGGCCGCGCTCACGATCACCATCGCTGGGTCCAGGCGATAGGCTGCCTTCTTGTACCAAGGATAAAAGTGGAGCCTCCAGTCGAGCGGAGTCTCTGGCGCACCCTCGGCCTGGCGCTTGATCGCTAGGTCCACAAGCTCGAAGAACTCACCGGCCGCGCCCTCAGCGGTGCTCTCCACCACAATGCAGCCGGTCACTGGCACCGCCTCGAAGGCCCCTGAGATGATTTCAGCCGCACGCTCGGGGTACTTGCGGCTGATC